TAGTTGCAAAATCATTACAAAAGGTTTACAAAGACAGATATACAAGGAAAACACAAATATTCCTGATAAGGAACAAGGATTTGACCATATGAACGACAGCATAGGATATTTAACAGAAATCGTAAAACCATTAACAAGAACAAACGCAACTTTCAAACCTCAAAGATGGGGAATAAAATTAAATAGAAGATATGGCATATAGCAGACAAGATATTTTAGATACACACAAAGATTATTCAAGCAACGTAAGTAATTGGGAATATTATATTAGATCATTCAATGGTGGTTATGATTATATGATTGGCCAATACTTAAACAGATATAATTTAGAATTAGATAATGAATTTAATCAAAGACTAGCTAACACACCTTGCGATAATCATTGTAAAAATATTGTACAAATATATTCATCTTTTTTATTTAGAACTAAAGCAAGTAGAGACTTTGGTAATATGGCAGAAGAACCTACTTTAGAACGATTCTTAAAAGACTCTGACTTAGAGGGAAACAATTTTAATACAGTAATGAAATCAGCACAAAACTATGCTTCAATATACGGGCATTGTTTTTTAGTTTTAGATAAACCAAAAATACAAACAAATACAAGAGCAGAAGAACTAGACCAAGACATAAGACCTTACCTTTCAATCCTTACACCTGAAAATGTTTTAGATTGGAATTTTAAAAGACAATCAAATGGTAAATATGTATTAGACTACTTAAAGATAAGAGAAGAAGTCGATAAAAATGGCGGAACATATATTAGAGTTTGGTATCAAGATAGAGTTGATACTTTATATGTTGAAGATCAAAAAACTGAGCCAACATTAATAGATACTGCCGATAATCAGATTGGCAAAATACCAGCAGTTATTTTATACAATGCTAAGTCGCATAAAAGGGGCATTGGTCAGTCTGATCTTGTAGATATAAGTGATTTACAAAGAGCAATCTACAATGAATATTCTGAAATCGAACAATTAATTAGATTAACTAATCACCCGTCATTAGTAAAAACAAATGGAGTAAATGCTTCTGCTGGTGCTGGTGCTATTATAGAAATGCCTGATGAGATGGAGCCGAACTTAAAACCATATTTATTACAACCTAGCGGACAGAACTTAAATGCTATTATGGATTCAATAGCAAGAAAAGTAGAATCAATTAATAGAATTGCGCATACAGGAGCAGTAAGAAATACTAAAACACAAATAAGTTCTGGAATAGCTTTACAAACAGAATTTGAATTACTTAATGCAAGACTATCAGAAAAAGCAGATAATTTAGAATTAGCAGAAGAACAAATATTTAAGATATACGCAGATTATCAAAACACAACATTTGATGGTGAAATAAATTATCCTGATACATTTAACATTAGAGATTACGCAACTGATTTATTATTCTACCAACAAGCAAAAGCAATCAATGTACCATCGCCAAGTTTAATAAAAGAAATTGATAAAGAGATTGCTAGAGCAGTTGTTGATGATGACTCAAAACTATCTGAAATATTTGATGAGATTGACGCTAATAGTGAAGTAGGTGAATTTACACAAGACGAAGCTACACAAGAAGATCAAGAAGTTGAAGAAGAAGAAGTTTAATGAATGGCAGATATAGTCAAAGATTTAGCGGAGTACAGAATAAAGCAAATAGAAATAGCTGAAAGTAAATACTACGGGCAACTCATAACTGTATTAGATAAAATAGAAAATCAAATCGTCAGTTTAGCTGGAAGTGATTTACCAACAGACAAAGGCAAATTGTTTGATCTCAAAATAGCAATCGCTATAAGACCTAAAATCAAAGCAGTATTAGAAAAAGAATATTTAGCGTGGAGTGATAGAGTAGTTCGAGAGGGTTACAATAAACAAGCTAAAAGAGTTGAAAAACAATTTAAGACTATTGGAAGAATACCGCCACAGTTCCAACAATTAACAAAGCCTGATTTATTATTAATACAAAATCTTAAAAGACAGACCTTTACACAATTTAAAGATGTATCTAATACTATGACAAGAAGAATATCAGAAAAGATATATCAATCTACTTTAACAGGTGCAGAATTTGTTGAATTAGAGAAAGAACTTAGACAAACTATTAATGGTATCTACTCTCAATCAGACGACATAGAAGCTAATAAACTTGTAAAACAAATCAAGAAAGACGAAGTGAAAGTTAGAAGAACAGACAAAAGAACTGCACAAGGTAAAGCATTAAGGCAGAAATTAGACAAGAATATTCAAGTATTACAATCTAAATTTGCTAGAGATAGAGCGGGTGAGAATATGAAAAGATATGCTGGTCAAATATTAAACGATGGGTTGAGAGAATTTGACTCTCAGTTGAATTTAGCTAAATCTCAAGACGCTGGGTTAGTATATGTTAAATATCAGGGATCAAACATACCTACTACAAGAGATCATTGTAGACTTGTAAGAACAGGGAAATATGATACAAGAAAATCAGGACTATTTACGATTGATGAAATCAAGAGCCTATGGACAAAAAAAAGTTGGAAAGGCAAGAAGTCTGGAAACCCTTTAATTGTTCGTGGTGGTTATAATTGTAGACATCAATGGAGTTACGTCAGCCCTGATTGGTATGACGAAACGGGTAACATAATAATAAGCTAACAAACGGAGTAAAAATGGAACCGAGAAGTGAAAAACACACAGAATCTACAAAAGAAAATAATGTAGAACAAACACAAGAAGCACAACAAACACAACAAACACAAGAAGTAGAAAGTCAAGAACCAAAAACTATGACTTTCAACCAAGCACAATTAGATAATATAATTAAATCTAGATTAGACGCTGAAAAGAAAAAACACGAAAAGCAACTTGAAGAAGTTAAGAAACAAGAAGAAATTGCTTTGAAAGAAAAAGAAATTAAAGAAGCTAAGTCTAAACAGGAACTTGAAAAAATTATGCAAGATCGTATTGCAGAAAAAGATCAAGAGTTAGCAAGAATAAGAGGTGAAATAAAAAAAGAAAGAATAGATAATTCTGTTCTATCAGTAGCTTCTAAATTAAATGCTATTAATCCACAACAAGTAGTAGACTTGATTAAATCAGGGATAAAACTTAGTGATGAAAATAGAATTGAAATACTTGATAATAATAACAATATTAGGTATAACTCAAAAGGCGAACTTTTAACGATTGATGAAAGAGTTAAGGAGTTCTTAGACACTAACCCACATTTCTCGAAAGGGTCTAAGTCTGGAGTAGGGAGTCAGAGTAGTGTAGAGGGTAAAACTGTAAAACCTTTTAATATACAGGATTTAGATATGTCGAAACCAGCAGATCGTGAAGCCTATAAAGAATATAGGAACAAACGAGATAAAGGTGCGATAGAGATAAACTTAAACAATAACAAATAATAATAAGGACAACAAACAATGGCAAACGAAACAACAAGTTCTACACTATCGGAACTATACACTGAGATAGTAGCAGAAGCCCAATTCGTTGCGACAGAACAATCTATTATGAGAAATCTTGTAAGAAATTATGCGATTTCAGGTGGTGGAAAAGTTGTAGAAGTACCGATTTACTCGGCTGTTTCTGCATCTGCTGTTAATGAAGCAACTGACTTAGGTAACACTGCAATAGACCCAAGTTCACAAAGCATAACTGCTAGTGAAGTTGGAATAATGACAACACTTACAGACTTAGCAAGAAACTCAGCACCAAGAAATGTTGCGAGTGATATTGGTAAGTTATTCGGTGAAGCAATCGCTAAAAAAATTGACACAGATTTAACTGCTAAATTTGATGGCTTTGCTACTGAAATTGGTGATGGAACAACTGCTCTTTCTGCGGCGAACATTTTTAATGCTGTCGCACTTTTAAGAAAAAATGCTGTTCCAGCAACTGACTTAGCTTGTGTTGTTCACCCGCTTAACGCTTACGATTTAAAAGCTGGTTTAACTAATACATTTGCAAACTCAAATGCAAACGACTTAGCTAACGAAGCACTTAGATCAGGTTACGTTGGTAGATTAGCTGGTGTACCTATATTTGAATCTTCAAATATGGCTGACACGTCAGGTAACAATCCTGGAACTACAGGCGATTATAAAGGTGCTGTATTCCACAAAGACGCATTAGCATTAGCTATGATGGCAGACATCAAAATCGAAACTCAAAGAGATGCTTCTCTAAGAGCAGACGAAATTGTTGCAACTGCTGTTTATGGTGTAGGTGAAATTCACGATACTTATGGTGTCGAGTTAAATATGGATTCATCTATTCAATAGTAATAGTTAGAAACTTTGTAGGGGCGAGAAATCGCCCTTACATCAACAAAAGGATAAAATGGTAAAAGTAATACAAGCAAAACCTAAAATGGTTACTCTAGTAAGAGGTAACAAAACAATTCAAAGAAACGAAGCAGACTATAAAACAAATAAAGCAAGTTTTGATTTTAGAGGTTTCAAACTTGTTAAAGATTTGATAAAAGATAAAGATGACACAATATTAGAATTTGAACCAAAGGCAAAAAATGCAAAAACTAAAAAAACTCGTAGAAAAAGTAAAAGCAAGACTAAAAGTGATTTATAAGTGGATAGTAGGAAACTATGGCTAATTACACAGGTGCAGACGTTATTACTTCCGCAGATGTATTAAAATACCAACCTGACGCATTTGGTTTTGGTATAGGTTCAACCGATACAGAAGCAGTTAATTTTTTCGCACAAACTACTAATGATATTTTAAGAGCATTAAGAGTAGAGTGGTGGCCTGTATATAAAACAAATATATTTACTGACATATCTGTTCTGAATACTGCTGAGATGGTTAATACTAAAGTTAATTTAGACCAATTTGAACGTGCAGGTGTTTATCTTTTTATTGGAAGATTTTTAGCACCAGCTTTATCTAAATTTAGACCCGAAGCGGACAAAGATAGATTTGAAAGAATGGGTGAGTATTATTTATCTCAATATAACCAAGAGTGGAAATCTATTTTAGAAGATGGCGTAGAATATGATTCAGACGCAGACGGCACAATAGTAAATAATGAAAGAGAGTCTTTACACGGCTTTAGAAGATTAACTAGATAATGTTAAACCTAAAAGTTAATTCTAATCTTAAACAAGTAAGAATAAGATATAACAGATTTTTTAAAAAGTTTCCAAATGTAGTATTACAAGGCCTAGAGAGGGCTGGAGTACAATTAAAAGAAATAATATTAGCTAAGACGGATAGAGGAATAGATGTAAAAGGTAGAAGATTTGCACCTTACTCTAAAATGTATTCTGAATTAAAAGGTAAAACTAGAGTAGATTTACAAGATACAAATAGAATGCTTCAATCTATTACTTCAAGAGTTAAAACAAAAAACAAAGTACAAGTATTTTTTAGAGATCAAGGTATGGCCAAAAGAGCATTATGGCATCAGACAGGACAAGGTAATTTACCTGAGAGAAAGTTTTTTGGCTTTAATGATAGTACAGAAAGAGTTATACAAAGAACATTCGCTAAATTTGTTAAACAAAAAATGAAAGCATTAAAGATATGAGCAAGAGAGAAGATATAGCTAGCCACATTGCTACCACAATTACAAACATATCAAGTCCAGCAATAAAGAAAGTTTCAAGACAACCTTTTCCATTAGACGAATTATCTGAACAACAATATCCAGCAGTATTAATTCAAACACAA